GTGAAAGTGAAAGTGAAAGTGAAAGTGAAAGTATGAAAGTGTAAGCGATATAATTATAGGAATTCCATCCGTTCACGTCTGATTTTTATTAGGTGCTGCTTCGCTCCTTCTTCATCTAGATCCGGGTGTAATTTTTGGATGGCCTCCAGCGGGCTCATTAATCCAGCTTTGAGGAGCTCCAGGATATTTGTCCGATCTTCTTTTTGCTCTTCGCTACTTTTTGGGAGGTGGGTATATCGTACCCGGTACCCTCGCTCCTCCAGGTTTGTACCCAGAAATCTATTACATAGCTTTGCGGTTTTTGCCATAAGGCTCTCGTCATACGCCTGAAAAATATTGGCGTACATTCTTTGGGCTTCCCGCTGGCCCTCCCTGGATATGGAAAGGGAATACCCAGATCTGGGATCTCCGCTTTGTCGTAATACTGATGAAGATAGCCCAGCTGCTGTACATACTCTGTACTCGTACATACTAAGGGCCTCCATCATCTTCTGGGGATCTGATCCTGGCTCAAATGCTCCTACCATGGGCTGGCCTTGTTGGTCTGGATCTGATTGAAATACCAGGATGGAAGCCGGATCGGTTTCTATGGTTTGCCTCCGGGCCAGGTTATCCTGGTCTTGGGTTCCTACTCCAGCCAAGCCAGCTCCTAAAATATATTTCTGTGGCCAGCTCGCTGACTTGTATAAATGAAGCCACCAGGAGCTCAATGTAGCCGCTGATAATGCTCCATAGAGCATAGCGGATCCGTTGTACGCGTTCCATAGCTGGCCTGTTTTTTCAGCTCTATACAATTCCATAGGGAGAAAAGGTATTCCGTCTCTCCCAATATATGGATAGTCTGCTCCTCTGTGGGTAGGGTGTCCCATAAAGATCTCGGATACATCTTCTCCCAGGGTGCCGTTATTGTTTATTGCATACATACCAAATATCGGCTCGTTCATGTTTCGGATATCCAGTACATCCGCGATCCATACTGGTTGCCCTGTTTTGGGATGGAGTCTAAGCCGTTGCTCCATGTAATATTTGGGTACGTCTGGAGCGTCCTCCGCTGATTCACAATATACATAATCAGGAGTGACGATACGATACTGGATACCCTGGTGGCTTTTGTCTCCTCCCTCTACATGTGGAGTTACGTCAACTTTAACAAAACAATCCCGGAGGGCTAGTGTCATCTGTTGGGCTCGTTGCATCAATATAGACCAGCCCGATCTGGTTACAAATCCATCGGTTCCAACCAGGGCCGATATATCTGCTTCGTCTCGGTGGGTAATCGTTACTCCGTTATTATAGAGGGTGGATAATTGCCTGGTGATTTGCTCCAGGATATTACTGGAGAGATCTGGTACTCCAATAGCTGAATATCTGGAGCTGGAGAAGTGCCGTAACATTTCCCGCTCTAAATCCTCCATCCAATTACCTTCAATCATTCTCCTTTTTAAGGCTGTGTGCTGGCTTCTCCGTTCATCGATATCTGTTGGGAGGGGTGGCTTTAAAGGTATATTCTGATCTGATCTTTGCATTTGTTATCCCTCTATTCTGATATGTGTTGGTAATTTCACTCGTTCGTCCAGGAGCTCTGTAATTGCATAGCGTAAAGCGTCTATTTTGTGACCATGTATATTACGCGAATTTGCTGATTGGCTCCTGGTAAGAGTCCAGTTTTTAATTGCTTTTATTGTCTGCTGTGCGCTTCGTAAAATATAAAAGTCTTTTCTGGCCATGGAGCTATTTATTAAGCTGGCTGTATAATATACGGAGCTCTTATACTTTTTCACCTGGCGTATCCTCCAGGGTAGGCTTTTGGCTGGATAGTTTAATATCTTCTCCAGGGCTCGTACTAACATTAAGTTACTCATCTTGTATCCGTCTCTATTCCTGGAGGCGTGGTGTGTACCGTCTCCGATCCATCTACATTGCTGGGGTTGTACTCCGTTCCTCTTTAACATTTCCAGGATCCCTAATACATGGTGCTCCGGGGTTGCTTTTCCGGATACGTATTCATCCAGTACAAATACCCTGGTATTAGCCCCGGGCTCTTTATACGCTGCTACCAAGAGGGCTACCTGGGATCCTGGAGTGCTTCCATGGTCTATGCCGATACAGAAATCCCAATTGCCCTGGTTGCCTAGGCTCCGGGGGATACTGGTCAATACCATATCATCAGAAAAGAGATCAAATACCACCCCGATCGGAGATACCTCCAGGCTACCATGGATCCGCTGCTCCCTATCTATGGCCAGATATCCGGCTGTCAATTCGTCGATCTGCTCTTGGGTAAGAAGAGGCTGGAGCTCCTGGCCCTCTCTCCAGCCGATCGGTGTGGTGTCCTCCAGGGATAGGCTCCCATAGGTTGTATCTATTTTGCCCTGGTCTATTAATTCTTTGAGGTATGTTAAATCTACGTCTCCAACTGGAGTAAGAGTTAAGCACATATAGCCCCGGGATCCGTTCCTCCCTCCTCGTGCTGTTCTTGCAAGGAGTTCCGAATAAACATGCTCTGATACTGGCTCGTCTACCATCACAAGGGCACACGTGGACCCGGCTAAAGCTAAGCCCTGGTTCGAGGTTTTGATCCGAATAATAGAGCCGTTTCTAAATCGTACCAGGGGCTCCAGCCCTCTAAAGCCGCGCCCTCTAACAAATTCTACGCTAGGATGGAGCTCATTTTTAGGGATCATATTCCATAGTTTTTCTTGTATTACCCGGCTTTGGCTGTGGCTGTGTGTGACCAGGAGAGTTTCAACCGGAGGAGCTGATCTAATGCTCGGGTGTTTTCCCAGACAAAAAGAGACCAGGAAATAAGCCGCACAAATAGTTTTTCCAATTTGGTTGCCACCTACCAGGGCCCTAACGTGTACGTCCTCTCCCTTCATGATAAAATCACGTTGTGGCCTGGTCGGTCTAAAATAGGCCAGGGGGTTATCTTGCGCCTGTTGTTGTAACCACTGGATCCGCTTCGCTAGTCCGCAAATACTCATATTCACTTTCTCTTACTGAATAGCTCTATACAGTCGGCTTTTACTTCGATATCTGTGTACTGGTTGCACCATGTATCCATGGATACTGTGTTGGCTATGTTTTGGATCTCCTCGCAATCGGTTGTTTTTGAGTCTATGCCCCGGCTGTATACATGGCACGTTAGCTCCCTACATAAAAGACGATTCTCCAGGGTTAGCTCCTTTGTACAAATCTCCTTTACCATGTCCAGATCCGTTAATTGCTTTATGATCTCCTGTTGCTCTTTTGCTATTTCCTCCTGGGGAGGAGCTGGAGCTGGAGCCGTTCCCGCCTGGATACCCAGTACAATTGTGGAGCCTAAAAATAAGCCTCCCAAACCAGCCAATATCAACTCTAACATTTTATCTCCGGGCCTTAATACTGTATACATTACCGCTCAAATCCAATATCTCGTTAATCAGCTCTTGCTTTAAGGCTGGAGGTAACGTGCTTATGATGTTGGTAATATCACTTAATATTTCCGTATCTGTCAAGTTATTAAAGGCGGTATCTTCATTCTCCAGGGCTTTTAATTGGAGTGAAGTCTGGAGGAGCTGACGCTGGAGGGCTGCGTACGCTTGCCAGCTCTCGCTCTTTTCAGCTTTGGATATTGCGATGGTTAATTCTTTTGCCTGGTTCTGGAGTATCTTGGCTGGATCCAGGGCTACCTCCTCCTGGTGTGGCTGCTGTATTGCTTCCTCTATTGTTTCGGTGGGGCTGTCTTTTCGATACTGATATCTCCTCTCCAGTCTCCAGGCTGCACACTTCCAATTACCCTGGAGCGTCTCCTGGTGTATTGCTTTGAGATCATGGAGCGCACATTTAGCCCGGGCTTCTTTTAAGTCGTTCAAAAATGTTTTATATGTAGCTGGAGCTCCTGGAGCTTTGGCTTTTCGGAGCCAGTGATATAGAGTGTTTCGATCTATTCCTGCCAGATCCGCTGCCAGATCGTAAGTCGCTCCGTATTCGATGGCCTCCAGGATCTTCTCTCTCCGTACTTTTGTAAATTTGGATGGTCTTGCCATAGTCTTACTCCTGTTTTTGTGTTTTTTTCTGAAAAAAATTACCTATTTCTCAAAAATTGCGCGGTGCGCAG